GAAAAAGCTAGACAAGTATTGTCACTTCTGTCACCTGAACAAATAACTATAATAAAACAGAAGGTGAACAAAGGTGGAAGAACAATTAATCGTTGAATGGAGCCCAGCTGATATGCTGGAAATCACTCTAAATGAACCAGATGACTTCTTAAAAGTTCGTGAAACACTAACACGTATTGGTGTAGCATCGCGTAAAGATAAGAAGCTTTACCAATCATGTCACATCTTGCATAAACAAGGTAGGTACTTTATTGTACACTTTAAAGAGTTGTTTATGCTAGACGGAAAAAAGGCAAATCTTGAAGAAAACGATATACAAAGACGTAACACAATTGCCACACTTATGAGCGATTGGGGTCTTGTAACTATTGAAAATGCCGAAAAGGCATCAAACTGCGCACCGCTTAGATTAATTAAAATCTTACCATTTAAAGAAAAAAATGAATGGGAGTTGTGCCCCAAATATAATATAGGTAATAAATGACTTTAATTGCAGCATTAGATGGATCTAATTTAGATAATGATTTTGTAATGAGAATTATCAAGTGTCCTAGTTTTAATAGCGATACCGTCGATAGTACTATTTTACATAATAAACTATTTGTAAATAAACCGGAAGTAAGTGATATCTTAAACGAGAAAGGTATCAAAGCCTATCTTAAAATAGATGTAGGGCAATATGATAACGGAACAATGATTGTCCCCGATTTATATGATACGTCACTTAAACTATCAACATACGATGTTATAGGTACCAAAGCCCGGTCTATTGTTCATAATGTACTTGACATTCCTATGCTTATCAAACAGCAATTGACTTGGGCAGCTTTTGCTCATAGGGCTAATAAGATCCCTATTGTAGAATTAGAGATTCTAAATGATGCTGAAAACAAAGCTGAGTTAGAGTTGCAATTATCTCACAGCCTATATCTAATGGTTCAAGATTTTAAAGGACAGCTGATACTTAAGTTATCGTTACCTACATCTAATAATGCTTACGAAGAGTTAATTGATTTAGATCAGGTAACACGTATTGTTGCTTTGAGTGGCGGGAAGTCTAGACAGGTCGCCTGTAATCTATTATCGACGATGAAGGGAGCAGATGCATCTTTCAGCCGAGCACTAATTGAAGATTTAAATAATAATATGAGTGATGACATTTTAAATATAGGCCTTGAAAATAATATTGCAGAGATTTTAAAAGCATCTAATAAAAATAAATATGTACATGTGACGTAAAACAGGGTATAATAGCCTATATAAATAACTAAGGAATGCGGATAATCCGGTTCCAATACTTTCTTGCTTGTAAAAGGAGATTAACATGACAGGCGTAAAACAACTATTTCCACGTTCATCCTTTGTGGGTTTCGACCACCTATTAAATGAACTTGATCAAGTAGCAACCCATGCTAACGATCACTATCCCCCACATAATATTATTAAAACAGGTGCTGATGATTATCTCATCGAACTTGCTGTGGCAGGGTTTTCTGAAGATGAGTTATCTATCGAAGTGAAAGATAGAACACTTTCAGTAAGTGGAAATCATATAACTAAAGGTAGAGAGTTTATCCATCGTGGAATTTCTACAAAGAAATTTAAGCGAACCTTTAGGCTGTCTGAGCACGTACAAGTGCACGGAGCAGATCTAGTGGACGGTATCCTTGCGGTAGAACTGAAGGTGATTGTCCCAGAAGAAATGCGTCCTCGTAAAATTTCAATTGGAAAAAACGAGGGTCAAAATGACACAACACATACTAACAGCCCACAGCTACTCAACGAGAGCAGTTGAACTAATCATTGAAGCGCTAAAAAGTATTTACAATAATCGGATTGAACGTAAAGCAATTCGTGAAACTGAAAAGGCTTTAAGCAGACTATCTGACTATGACTTAGCAGACATTGGTCTATGTCGCGGTGACATCTATGATGTTGCTCGATTAAAATCGTCCATCGCACACGTCAAAGCAAACAAAAATTTGCGAGGATGGGTGTAATGACTGAAGCAGTAATGAAATACGCACTTGCACCGGTTGGTGGATTCTTTAGTGGATTTAACAACTTCTTTCTTTCATTAGGCAGAGCAAGAGCTGCAGCAGAACTTTCAAGGATGGGTTACCATCAAGAAGCTAAATATCTAATGACTACTAATGTAGAAGATTTGTAGTATATTAAATAACATAGAGAGCCTTCGGGCTCTCTACACACACCCAGGGAGAACGCCAATGAATCCAATGAGAGAGCAGTTGTTAAAAACAGCTAAACTTCATGCACAGGCTCATGTAGAAAAACATAGAGTAAACATTGAAGTATATTTGACTAATCCTGCTGGTATTGGTGAACATTCCGATATCATGGAAGCTATTGAAATTGAATTAGAAGCTATGGCTAAGTATGAAGACCATGTAGAAATTCTTAATAAGTATTTTCCAGATTATGGTCCAATTAACCCTTCAAAACTTTGTGCCTGTGTCGCCAGCAGCTGTGGCTGTGACGGCGATTGCAGTTGCTCATAAATACAGAAAGATTTTATTATGAGTGAACAAACGAATTATTGCACTACCAAAGGTCTTGGTTGGGCATTTTTAATTATTATTATGATGTTTACTGTATTACCAATTGGTATAACTATTCTTACTCTTGGAGTAGATAGTTATGCTGATAATTGCGCTCAAGCAATTCACATGCCTTGTATGGGCTTAAAATAAACACACACACAGGAGACTATTATGTCTAGTAAAAACCCTTTCGAAATTCGTGCAGAAATGCTACAACTTGCAAAAGAATATATGGATCAACAATACCGTATGAATATTCAATTTGCTGAAAATATGGTAAATGAAGGCAAAAAGACTTTAGAAGACGTCAAAGAATCTTACGCAATGTATACAATGGATGACTTGATGGAAAAAGCTAAAGAAATGTATTCATTCGTTTCAGAAAAAAAATAAAATTAGGGGCTTCGGCCCCTTTTTTTGTTTACATTCTAATTAAATTATGATAGAATACACTTAACGGAGGTATTCATTTGACATTCTATACATCAGTAAATCGATACGGCAATTCTATCCTCTACCGTGGATACACAGATAACGGTACGGCAATCAAACAGAAATATAAGTTTGAGCCATCTCTTTTCTATCCCATTCGTGAACAGACTGTCTTTAAATCTTTCTATGGTGAAAACCTTCGGAGAGTCAAGTATCCAAGCATGGCTGCTGCTAAACAAAAGATAGAAGACATGACAGGTATTGAGAACCAGCGTATGTATGGTACTCGTAACTTTATTCATCAGTTTATTACAGAAAAGTTTCCGAAAGATATTGGCTTCAATATGAACCACGTAAATGTGGTTAACTTTGATATTGAGGTTGCCTCTGACGATGGTTTCCCTGAACCAGAGCATGCAGCATATCCGATTATATCCATTGCATTGAAATCTAGTAAGTCCTCTGTCTATCAGGTATGGGGACTTGATCAGTATGATCCTGCCAAGACTGAGATTGATCTTCAAGGTGACTTAATTCAGTACCACTATTGTGAGTCTGAAACTGAACTGCTTGCTAAGTTCTTGGCGTATTGGACTAAGAATTATCCAGATGTCATTACTGGTTGGAACACACGTTTTTTTGACGTTCCATACATTGTTAACCGTATCGCAGGTATTGGCACTGAGCAGGCAGCTCGGACGCTCTCACCATGGAATCTTGTCAATGAACGTAATGTCAATTCTCGTGGTCGTATGCTTCCTGCCTTTGAGCTTGTAGGTATCCAACAGGCCGACTACCTTGAGCTATTTAAGAAGTTTGGTTATTCTTATGGTCCTCAAGAATCTTATAGACTTGACCACATAGGTCAAGTAGTAGTTGGTGAAAAGAAGCTGTCCTACGAGGAGCACGGCAACCTGTACACACTGTACAAAGAGGATCACCAGAAGTTTATTGATTATAACATCAAAGACGTACAATTAGTTGACCGTATTGATCAGAAGATGGGTTTGATCTCTCTTGCCTTGACTATGGCATATAAAGGTGGTGTAAACGTACAAGATACTTTTGGCACCACTGCTATCTGGGAATCTATTATTTACCGCCGCCTGATGAATAATAATATTGTTTGCCCCCTTGAGCAAATTGAAAAGGTTCCTTACAAGACTGTAGGTGAACGTGTATATGACAATGGTGATAAAGCAGATGCTGTGATGGGTGGTTATGTTAAGCCACCTCAAGTTGGTTCACACGACTGGGTAGTATCTTTTGACTTGAACTCACTGTATCCTAATATTATTGTTCAATCAAACATTTCACCTGAGTGTTTTCTTAACGATCAGACTATCCGGTTTCCACAAGGGCCTGACTATTACTTGAATGAGCACGATCGCTCTAAAGCTATTAGTAATGAGTATTCTGTGTGTGCCTCTGGTGTTCCCTTTCAAAAGAACAAACAAGGTATCATTCCAGAAATCATTACTGATTTTTATTCTGAGCGGTCGACAATTAAACGTGCAATGCTTGATACTCAGTCTGAATATGAAAAGACTAAAGATAAATCACTCGAGTCTAAAATCAATCAGCTTGAAAACAACCAGATGGCTATTAAGATCCTTTTGAATTCTCTGTATGGCGCGCTTGGCAACAAGTGGTTCAAGTACTTTAACTTTGCGCTTGCTGAATCGGTAACCTTAACTGGTCAGACTGTTATCCGCTGGGCTGAACAAGCAATGAATAATGAGATGAATAAGCTGCTTGGCACTGATAAAGACTATGTTGTGGCTATTGATACTGACTCGGTTTATATCAACATGGGTCCTTTAGTTGAAAAGTACAAGCCAAATAACCCTGTTAAGTTCTTAGATAAGATCTGCCAAGAACACTTTGAAACTATCCTTAAAGATTCTTATAACCAGTTCTATTATGTAACTAATGGTTATACGCCTCGGATGGAGATGGCGCGTGAGGTTATTGCTGACCGTGGTATCTGGACTGCCAAGAAACGGTACATTTTGAATGTCCATAACTCTGAAGGTGTGCAATACGCTGAACCTAAACTAAAGATCATGGGCATTGAAGCTATCAAATCTTCTACTCCTGAA